TATTTTGCACAATTTTGGGCGAGGTGTCTGTAATCTACAACACCTACCAGCGCGGGTCTGGTAGGCGAAGGAGCATATGGGATGCAGAAGCGGTAGACGGTGGTGCGCTAGATGTGCGCTAGATGTGCGCTAGATGTAGTACATCATATTGCCGGTGTGCTGGCGCTTGCGCTGGCACAGGTCTTCGAGCGTGACGTTGGAGAGCGTCGCTTCGATGGTCTGATGCAGGTTGTTCCATACTTCGTGGATAAATGTGCTGTCTTCGGGCTGTGCTGGCGCGAGATCGTCGCGCCCGCTGTCGTGGCTCATCAGCGTGCCTTCGAGGGCGACGAGGGCTTCGAGCAGCGTGATCTGCTCGGGAGCGCGTGCGAGCGTGTGGCCGCCCTGGGGGCCGCGCTGGCTCTCGATAAGGCCAGCCTTGCGCAGCGTAATCAGCATCTGGTTCAGGTAGTTGACGGGGATACCCTGCCGGTTGGCGATGTCGTCGCTCTGCACGAGGCCCTGCCCGTAGTGCTGGGCCAGGTCGAACAGTGCCCGAATTCCGTATTCGCCTTTGCTTGAGATGCGCATGCTCATCCTGTATGCCGGCCAGCGGGGGGCTGGCTGCGACGCTATCTAGAGTAAATGACTCAAGATTATATGTACTGTACCATCGTCGCGCGGCTGCGTCAAGGGCGCACGAATAGGGAAAATTTCCCTCTTTTCGCCTACGATTCTCCTGCTGCGGGGTGGCTGCTGCCCGTGCACGTGAACTCCCGGAGGTGCCGAACCTCCGGGAGGCTTTTTTCGTTCTGTGAAAACCGCGCATGCGGGTGTAGGGGTGGTTTTTTCTGGCTTAGAAAATGGTGTGACGGGTGGTATGGGCGCTTTTCGCAAATCGAAAAAGTTGTGTTCGGGTTTGTTTTGTGGCTTTCTGGTGCGATGAAGGGGTGTTTGTACGGGCGCATGGTTGCCTGATAGGATGATATCGACGATAGAACGTCGTACAGATTGGTTCCAGACCGTTTTTGGGGCACAGGACGAGATGCTTTGACTGGTGAGGGGGTGCATATGGATGACATGCAGCGACAAAACCGTATCGAACAGCTACCCATGCAGCCATCACAGGCGATGTTGGCATTCTGGATCGACCGCGAGGTGCGCACGCGTCGGGTGCGGCGCTGCCACTGGCCGGCGGCGGGGGCGCTACACGGCAGCAAGCACGTACTGTGCAGTCGCGTTGTGTGGTTCAACCTGTTGGCGGCGGGGCTGGCGCTGGGGCAGGCGCGCGCGGCAGGCGCGCGTGTTCCGGCGGCGGCGGCGCTGGGCCTGGGCGCGGCGCTGGGCAACATCGCGCTGCGGCTGAGCACGCGGCGCGCGGTTTGGGTGGTGCGGCAGGCAGAGCAATAAGAGCAGGGCACTATGCAGACCACACCTTCCTGGGAGCAACAACCCGACGAGCCCGCCCACTGCTACGAGGCGGCGCGCATCTATTTCGACCTGGGGCCGCGGCGCTCGCTGCGGCAGGCGGCGCAGCAATGCCAGCACAGCCCTTCGGCGCTGGCGCGCTGGTCGGCGCGCTACCACTGGGTCGAGCGGGCGCGAGCCTACGACGCTTATCGCCTGAAGCTAGAGGACGAGGAACGCAAGCAGATTTTGGAAGAGGCCGCCCGCACCGAGGCACAGAAGTGGCACGAGCGGATGAGCCTGGAGCGCGAGGAAGAATGGAACACCGCACAGGCATTGCTCGCCAAAGCGCGCGAGATGCTCGCATGCCCGCTGGAGGATACCAAGTGGAACTGGCGCGATGCGGGCGTTCTGATCGACCAGGCGGCGCGCCTGGTGCGCACAGCGGCGGGGACACCCGAACCCGACGACGACGACAGCCCCGCCCCGGCGCTGACGGTGCGCGTGGAGTATGCCGAGGAGCCGCCGCCACCCGAGGCTGGCGGCGAACCGGAGCAGGAATAAGGAGGCGCAGGATGGCGGCACGCAAGCAACCGGCCCGGCGCGAGGTGCGCATTGTGCTGCCCGCGCTGCACAGCGCCCAGCGGCGCATCATTGCCGAGGCGGGGCGCTGGAATGTGCTTGCCTGCGGGCGCCGCTTTGGCAAAACCGTGCTCGGCGTCGACCGGCTGATCCAGGCGGCGCTACACGGCACGCCGGTCGCCTTCTTTAGCCCGACGCACAAAATGCTCGCCGGCGTCTGGCGCAGCGTGCGCGACACGCTGCAGCCGGTGGTGCAGCGAGCCAACGCGCAGCAGCATCGGCTCGAACTGCTGACTGGCGGCCTGGTCGAGATGTGGAGCCTGGAGCATGCCGACGCCGTGCGCGGGCGCAAATATCGCCGCGTCGTGATCGACGAAGCGGCGATGGTGCCCGACCTGGAGCGTGCCTGGCAGATGGTGATCCGGCCCACGTTGGCCGACCTGCAGGGCGATGCCTGGCTGCTCAGCACGCCGCGCGGGCGCAACTTCTTCTGGCAGTGCTTCATCAAGGGGCAGCGTTCCGGGGCGGGCAGCCTGAGTGGCTGGCGTTCGTGGCAGATGCCAACCAGCGCCAACCCACACATCCGCCCTGACGAGATCGAGATGGCGCGGCACGACCTGCCCGAGCGCGTCTTTCGGCAGGAATTTCTGGCCGCCTTCATCGATGATGCGGGGAGCGTCTTTCGCCGCGTCACCGAGGCAGCGACGGCAACGCCGCAGCACGCCGCGCAGCCCGGCCATGCCTACGTGATGGGCGTCGACTGGGGACGGCAGGTCGATTATACCGTGCTGGCCGTGATCGACAGCACGACGCGCGAACTGGTGGCGCTCGAACGCTTTCATCAGGTGGACTACCAGGTGCAGCTTGGCTGGCTCGATGCGCTGGCCGACCGCTTCGCGCCGTCGGTCATCCTCGCCGAGCAGAACAGCATCGGGCTGCCGCTGCTCGAACAGGTGCAGCGCCTTGGCCTGCCTGTGCAGCCCTTCGTGACCAGCAATGCCAGCAAGACGCGCCTGATCGACGCGCTGGCGCTGGCCTTTGAGCAGGGCACGCTGCGCGTGCTGGATGACCCGGTGCTGCTCAGCGAGCTGCAAGCCTTTGAGCTCGAGCGCCTGCCCTCGGGCATGCTGCGCTACGGCGCGCCGCCCGGCCAGCACGACGACTGCGTGATGGCGCTGGCGCTGGCGTGGTCGGCGTGCCAGGACAGCGGATCGTTACTGCTCTGGTGAATGCCAGTGAAGTATAGAACTCCCACTGAAAGGAGGTGAACGCAATGCATTACGTATTTGACGGAACCAAGAACGTGCCGCTCACCGCGCTCGCCGGTGCCGAATGGTATGCGCCGGAGGACGAACCGGGCGCGGTGCGCAGCGACTTCACGCCGCTGCGAGCCTACCGGCTGGTGCCCTACCTCTATCGCGCTATTGACCTGCGGGCCAAGGCACTTTCGAGCCTGCCCTGGTCGTTGCGGCGGCAGCGGGGTGGCCTGCTGGAAGATGTCACCAGCGACCCGGCCTACCGCGGGCTGCTGCGCGGCATGCGGATGCGCCTGTATGAGACGGAGGCGGCGCTGTGCCTATATGGCGCGGCCTACTGGCTCAAGGAGACCAACCGGCTGGGGCGCAACCTCGCGCCGCGCTGGGTGGTGCCGAGCAGCGTGCTGCCGCGCTACGACGCGCGGCGGGGGCTGGTGGGCTTTGCGCGCAGCTACGGCGATGGCGTGCAGCAGCTTGCGCTCGACGATGTGGTCTACATCTGGCAGCCGAGCCTGAGCGCCGACGTGGGGCCGGGCGTCGCCCCGGCGCAGGTGGCGCTGGCGGCGGCGGGCGTGCTGCACAACCTCGACCGCTTTACCGACGGCTTCTTCCGGCGGGGAGCTATCAAGGCGACATTATTGTCGGTGGAAGGAAACCCGAGCCGCGCCGAGCTCGACCGGCTGGAGGGCTGGTGGCGGCGGCTCGTGGGCGGCGTGCGGCGGGCCTGGGAGACTGTGGCGATCCGCAGCACGGTGAAGCCCATCGTCATTGGCGACGGGCTGAAAGACACGGTCAACGAAGAGCTGACCCGCCAGCGCCGCGAAGACGTGTGCGCCGCGTTGGGCGTGCCGCACTCGCTGCTGAGCGCCGACGCCGCAAGCTACGCGACCAGCCAGCAGGATACGCTCAACTTCTACCAGCAGACCGTGGTGCCCCAGGGCGTGCTGGTTGAGGAGGCGCTCAACGAGCAACTGATGGAGCAAGCCGGCCTGCGCTGGCAGTTCCACCCCGAGCGGCTCGAAGTCTTTCAGGCGGCAGAGTTGCGCAAGGCCTCGGCGGTGGCCCAACTGACTGGCGAGCCGGTGATGACACGCGAAGAGGCGCGGGCCTGGATGGGCCTGACGCCCGGAGTGGCGGGGAGCATCGCGCTGCCCGCCGACACAGCAGGAGCAGCTCATGCTGGAGATTAAACACCTGACCGACGACCACGCACACATCGCGGGCTACGGCATCGTCTTTGGCGCGCACGACCTGGCGGGCGATACCTTCGCCGACGACACCGACTTCCGGCTCGACCTGGTGCCGGCCAAGCCCGTCTTTTATGACCACGCGCTCGACGAACCGGCGCACGAACTGGGCCGCGTCGTCAAGATTGTGCCCGACGCGCACGGCCTGTGGGTTGAGGCACAGCTCGAACGCTCGCGGGCCTACGTGCGCGACGTGCTGCGGCTCATCGAGCAAGGCTTGCTCGGCTGGTCGAGCGGCTCGGTGGCGCACCTGGTGCAGCGCGCCGCCGGCCAGATCAAACGCTGGCCGATTGTCGAATTCAGCCTGACGCCCACCCCCGCCGAGCCGCGCTGCCTGGGCGTCGAGCGCATCAAGGCGCTGGCCGCCAGCCTCACCGCTGGCGCGCCCGCTGCCAACGGAACGAACGGAACCGGAAGAACCGACGGACACACCGAATGGCTCAAGACCCTTTTGCAACCCGAGGAGGAACACCCCATGACCGAGCAGAACCGGCAGCAGAACATCGACGTAGCAGGACTGGCGGCGAATGTGGAAACCCTGGCGCGGCGCTTCGATGCGCTCGACAGCACCCTGAAGCGGTTTGATGTCGCGCTAGAGGCGCCCGCCGTGCGCGATGGCTTTGTGGTGCCTGCCGCGCAGGCCGCCGCCGAGGAGCGCGCCTGCAAGGCATTCGACCGCTATATCCGCACTGGCGCCAAGGCCGCGCTTGAGGAGGGCACCGCCGAAGAGGGCGGCTACCTCGTGCCGCGTGGCTACAGCGACGAACTGGTCGCCGCGCTCAAGGCCAAGAGCGTGCTGCGCGCCGCCGGAGCGCGGATCATCACCGTGCGCGGCACCAACAGCTTCCGCGTGCCGACGATGACCTACAGCGCGGCGGCAGTGCTCACCGCCGAAGAGGGCGCCTTCGACGAGAAAGAGCCCACGCTCGGCGAGGTCGAATTTGTGCCCTACAAATACACCCGCCTCAGCAAATCGAGCGACGAACTGCTCGACAACAGCCGCATCGACGTGATGAACCATGTGCTCATCCCCGACGCCGTGCAGTCGTTTGCTGCCGCCGAAAACATCGCCTTTACCACTGGCGCCGGCCCCACCAGCGAGCCGCAGGGCGTGGTGACTGGCGCGACGGTGGGCAAGACGGCCACGAGCCAGACGGCGATTACTGCCGACGAACTGATGGACCTGTACCACGCGCTGCCCTATATGTATCGCCAGAATGCGGTCTGGATGATGAACGACACCACCGCCGCCCAACTGCGCAAGCTGCGCGAAGACGGCGCCTCTGGCAACTACCTGTGGCAGCCGGGCCTGATCGCCGGCCAGCCCGATACGCTGCTTGGGCGCCCGGTCTATACCAACAATAGCATGGACACCCCCGCCGCGGGCAAGAAAGTCATCCTGTTTGGCGACCTCTCATACTACTGGATCGCCGACTTCGGCGGCGTGAGTATGAAGCGGCTTGATGAGCTGTATGCGGCCAATGGTCAGGTTGGCTTCCGCTTCTTCCGCCGCGTCGATGCGCGCGTGATGGTCGCCGAGGCGCTCCAGCTCTTGCAGATGGCGGCGTAGGTATCCGCAAGCGTCCGGCATCCTGCCCCGCTCGCTTCCGCGGGGGAGGGTGCCGGATACCAGAGAAGAAGGAGGAACCGCATGACGTATACGACCGCAACCGATATCCGGAACTATATGGGGCTGCACGGCACCGACGAAGAGTCCCTGCTCAATGTGCTGATCGGCGCCGCCCAGTCGGCCATCGATGACTACTGCCACCGCACCTTCGAGGCGCTCTATGATACGACGCGCACCTTTGCGGCGCAGTATGCCGCGCAGGGCGCCTTTTTGCTGCTCGATGCCGACCTGTGCGTGCTCACCAGCGTCACCAACGGCGATGGCACGACGCTCGACCCGGCGAGCTATGTGCTGGTTACGCAAGACCCGCCCTACGAGGCGCTGCGGCTGCGTCCCGAAGCGGGCATCACGTGGCAGGGCACCATCAGCGTCACGGGCCGCTGGTCCTACAGCCTCAGCCCGCCGGCCTCCATTATCCAGGCGACACGCGAATATGTGGCGTTTCTCTACCGGGCAGGCGATACGCAGGGCGAACGGCTGCGGCGCGGCGTCGAGACTGGACTGCCGCTGCACCTGCGCCAACTGCTGGCGCCCTATCAGCGCCTCCGCTGAGGCGTGCTCCCGTGGAGCAGATGCCGGGGCCTCCGGGCGCGGCTGCACGCCGCATCTACTCGATCTCGATAAGTGACGCGAGCGCAGGAAGGAGCAAGCACCTATGTGGAGTGTTGTAAGCCCGCTGGGCGACGAAGTGCCCCTGGCGGAGATGAATGTCAGCGTACGTGCCGCGCCGGGCGCGGGTATGCCGCCGCTCGACTACCCTACCAATGGCCGGCCCACCGCCAGCATCGTTCGCTGGCAGTCCGAAGCCCGCCGCCTGACGCTGCGCCTCGAAACGCGGCGGCGCGCGGCAGCCCTGCCCACCACGCGCCAGGCCCTGATCCGGGCGCTCAACCCCGACCTCGTGCAGCCTTATGGCCCGGCCTACCTGACCTACACCGGCGGCACGCGCCCGCTGCGCCTGCCCGTCGTTTACGAAGCAGGGCTAGAGCATGAGGAAGCGAGCGCGCTGGAACTGCGCCTGCTGGCGCTCGAAACCACCTGGGCCGCCAGCGCGCCCGTTGAGCACACCCTCGCGGTGCAGGCGGCCCTCGACCCGGCGGGCTATGTGCTTGAACGCTCGGCGGCAGGCGCCTGGACGACGCTGGGTGGCCTGGGCAGCGCGCCGAATGTGCTGCTCGTTGCGCCCGACGGCACGCGCTATGCGGGTGGCGCCTTTGCGGGCGGCGTGGCGCGCTGGGATACAGCTACCGCGGCCTGGGTGACGCTGGCCGGGCTGGAGGGTCCGGTGCGCTGCCTGGCCTGGGGGCCGGATGGCACGCTCTACGCGGGCGGCACGTTCAGCACGCAGGGCGACACCGTGGCCGCGTACGACGGAAGCACCTGGACGACGCTGGGCATTCCGGGCCTGGCGCCGCATGCGCTGGCCGTGGGGGCCGAGGGTACGCTCTATGGGGGCGGCGTGGCGGCAGGCGGCGCGAGCGTGCAACGCTGGCAGGCGGGCACGGGCTGGCTCGATATGGGGACGGGGCCGGGTGGCCCGGCCTACAGCCTGCTGACCGATGCACGCGGCGGGCTCTATGCAGGCGGCGCCTTTGCCGGTGGTGCGGCGCGCTGGACGGGCGCCGCCTGGGAGCCGCTGGGCGACGGTCTGGCGCAGAGCGACGGCAGCACTCCCGAGGTGCGCGCTCTGGCGGCAGGGCCGGACGGCATGCTGTATGCGGGCGGCACCTTCGACCGTGCCGACGGCGTGCTCGCAAGCAATATCGCGCGCTGGAATGGCCTGAACTGGCAGCCGCTCGGCAGCGGGCTCGATGGCGCGGTGCTGGCGCTGGCGGCGCGCCAAAGCGACGGCATGCTGCTGGTGGGCGGGCAGTTCTGGCTGGCGGGTGGGCAGCGGATGCCCGACCATCTGGCGCAGTGGAACGGCTATTCGTGGTTTCCGCTGGGCCTGGCCCGCGCCACTGCGCCCGATATAACGGCGCTGGCCGCTCCTGTCGACCAGACGGTGCTGGTGGGCAGTGCCGCCAGCGGCAGCGCCACCTGTGCGGCAGTCAATGTATTGACCAACCAGGGCAGCGCCGCCGCCTACCCCGTGCTGAGCATTGCGGGGCCGGGGCGCCTC